TCCAGTCCGATTGCCTTGCTTCTAGAAGTTTACCTTGATACTGCTCTTCTCCCCTAGCTTGTCGTTCAGCATGGAGTAATTGTGCTTCAGACATAGCCATTTTTGCTTTTTGTCTGTTAGCGTATACTTTGCCTCCAACTTGAGCTGCTAATTTAATTGCCGATAACCACATTTTTAAACTCCTGGTTTATAATTTACTTTATTGTTTTCATCTCTGTACGCAATAAGAGATTGGTTTCTGTTTTCTGTTGTACTGTATGAACAATGAACCCATCCACTGTTAGGTTCATCTCTGTTGTGAAATTCAAGAATCAATTGATCTATTTGAAGGTTATTCTTGATCCAAACAGCCAAATCATAATTAGATACGGAATGTATTTCAAAATCTGCTGCTTGACCTTTTGCATGTTGAGAATTAATTGAGCTTCCAATTCTTACACATAATTCAGGTGATCTATAACCTGAACTAATCATTACAGGTTTTTCAAATTCTGATCTTATGGGTTGCAATACATTAATACATAATGCTTTAAGATTATCTATATGATCTGGTTTTGGATCATTAGGTATGCCATGTCTTGTAGCCATTTGACTTTTAGTTAATTCTGAAAGAGTAAAGTTAGCTGATAGTTTCATCTGTCGTTTATTCTTTTAATGTATAATTTTCTCCATAAACGATTTTCCCACCTTGATACAATTTTGAGAAGCCATCGTAAAAATTTGTAATAAAGTTTTTGCATTGTAACCTCCTAAAACAGCAAAAGCTGTTATGTTGATATGATTCATTTTAATAATGGATTTGAATTTTGTGCTTTAAATTCTTTGATTTGTAATTCTAAAACTTGCATACTCTTTTCTAGTATTGCAATTTTTCTGTTTTGTTTTTCTATTTTTATATTTTGTTGTCCAATTTCTTTAACCAACGGATTAAGGTCAAGTCCAGCGACAGCATTTATTTGTTCTTGCATTTTACCATAAGTAATAAACCCTGCACCAATTGCACCCACCACACCAATTAGTGCTGCGATAGCTGCTAAGTTATCTTGTAATTTTTTAACCATTTTTCAATACCTGTATTTCGTTTATCAATCTTTGCTTTTCAAGTCTAATCTTATTAATTGCCTTTTCTTTAGCAAATATTGGGTCGTTTTGTGTATAAGATACAAGGGTCTTTGTAGAATATAATGTTCTATTATCTCTAATATTATTTTGATTTTCATAAATACGTTTACTTTTATAAAAAGGAATTTTGTATTGTTCAAGCAAATTATTAGATGTCATCGCCTTAATTTTAACAAAGTTTTTAAATCGTAAGTTTTTGTCTATATTCTTGATTTTGGCATCAATCTTTGCCATAGTTTTATTTAATGAAACATTTATATTATTTTTTGAATCACCTGAAGCAGTGTCCGATTTGTCAGGTTCACTTATTTTCTGCTTTGTCGTTTTTTGCTCTTGGTTTGTTTCTTTATTTTCAGCAAATGACTCTTGAGGATTTGACTCCTGTTCCTCAGTCATTTCTTGTTTTGATGTAAGACCTTGACCGCTTAATTCTTCTTTTTGTTTTATTTCTTTTGGTTGTGGTGCTTTATTTTCAATTAACATTGTTTCCATTGGAGCTTCTTCCAATTGTTCCATAGGAGCTTCTTCTTTTATTACTTCAAACTTTGGTTCTTTTTTGATTTCTTCAAATTTAAATTCTTGCAATGTTAATGGTTGTTCAAATGTAAATGTTTCTTCAATTTTAATTTCTTTTTCAATTTTTAAAATTTGTTCAAACTCTCTAAACTCTTGGCTAATTTCATTGTTAAAAGATGTTAGCTCTGTTTGTATTGCAGGTGGTAAAATAGTGTAATCTATATCAAGAAGTGTAGCAGTAAGTTCAGCACCTAATAGATTTGGTGCAACTGCACTTTGTGAATCTGGTTTATATCCATCAATACCTGTCCAAGTCCAATCCCAATTTCTAGCACCTGTTCCGTTATGGATTACAGTATCAGTGTAAGTATAAGTATTAGCATAATATCCTGCATCATTGTTTCTGTTTTGTGTAACTGTAGCTAATGAATTGTTATTTGCATCTAAAATATTTACTGTGGTGGAATAACTATCTCTACCATTGGTTGCTTGACCGCATTGGTGAGCTGAACCAGACCATTCACAGTTTTGAACTTCGGTAGTTGAATTTAATCTAACGCCACCATCCAAGCTATCAGCAGTTGTTGTGAATTGACCACCATTTTGTTTTTCTGTTGTAATTCCTACAAGCGATCCATTAGATGATACTGTACCTGTACCATTGGCTTCTAATTCATTATTAAAATTAGATATACCTGATGTTGTCCAACCATTTGATCCATTAATACCATCTATTGACCCAGATTGGTTTTGTAAGTTTGTTGTGCCTACACCTGCATTAGGTAACAAGTTACCGGATGTAGCTTCTTCTGCATTACTTTGATTTATTAGAAGAAGACTTAACAGTAGTATTAAGTTTCGCATCGGTCTCCTCAATAACTTTTAAATTTTTAGTATAAGTATTATGATCTGGTCTTAGTTTTCTGTATTTTTTCCATAACTTATCTGCTTGTTTACCAATCTTGCCATTAAACGGACAAGGAGTTCCAGCATGAATCATGGCTTCAAAAACTCTTGCGTCTTGGCAAAGCAAAGCTACAGAAGCTACTGCCATACCATTTGATTTTAATTCTCTAGCTAATTTAATTCTTTCACAGTTTTTGTCTCTAAAACTTTTACCTGCTGATAATCCCATACCAAAAGTTTGAATACCACCAGAAGCAGATACTGAACAAACATCCATACCGGATGGTGAAAGGTTTGGTGCAAATGCACTAGGGGGTGCTGATCTTATATTGGAGGAAGAATTATTTGTAGTTGTTGTATTACTTGATGAACCGCTTTGATAAGTGTTAGTTGCACTTGAAGTATACCCACCAGAAATATTAGTGTTACTACCGGATGAATTATTTTGTGTTGTTTCTGCGTAAACAAAGCTACAAACAAAAAATAATAATGTACTAAGTTTTAGAATCTGTTTCATTGTGTGTGTCTTTCTTTTTAAACATATTTTTGTTAGGAAAATTATCTAACATATTATTTAATTTATCAAAAAATTCTTTTTGTTCTTTTCTATCTTTAATTCTTTCTTGGTCAATAGTCATTATGTGAATACCCATTTGTTTTTGTTTTTTATTTTGTATTCTTGTAATTTTACAATTATTCTTTTTTCTGTAGGATTTGGTTTTGATGTCAATTAATAGAGTATTACCATGTTCATCTACGGCAATAATATCAAAAGGTGATTGAACATGACATGATCTTGCCACATAAAATCCACTTTGTATCAAGAGATTAACAGCTAATAGTTCAGAGATTGTGCCTATATCTACTTTAGTAAGAGGGTTACGACCAGGTTTGCAACACTTGCCATTCCTGTTCCTAGAATCAACCATATAAACTTATAGATTAGATTTATTTTTTGATCAATGTGTGCAAGGTGATTATTTTTAATGGTGTCTATCTTGTGATGCAATAAATTAATTTCACCTTCTAATTTGACTATTGCAATTTCATTTTTTTTTGATTGACTAATTTCGTTCATCTTTAATACTTTCTTTTACTTCTTCAGCATCGTCATCGCTGATGATGTTCACCGAAGCCATATATGATATAAGCCTTACAAAATTTTTAATTGCTGCATCACTGTTTGGTTCTAAATTAAAACCTTTTTTTAAAAAACCTACAATTTTTGGATTAGTAAAAGCTCTTGCAATCGCAACAGGTGCTAATAGTATTGCCACACTGGGTGCTGTGAATACACCGGTCAATAAACCAAAAACAGCCCCAGCTTGAGATAATTGAATAAACACACCACCTGGCACACCTTCACCAACTGTCTTTCTTTGTGCTGTCTCAAGAGCTTCAAATAATGATCTAATTGTACTCATTTCTTGTTTAGAAAATATTTTATTTAAAACATCATCACCAAACTTATTAAATTCTTTTGATAATACAGAACCATCTAACTTGCCTTTTTTAAAATCAGATGCTTTTGCTATATCGTTAAGCAAAGTTCCTTTTAATTGTAATTTTAAATTAATTCTTTCATCAACATCTTTTGTGTCTTTAATAATATTGGATAATCTTTTTACTGTACCTGGTCTTCCAGGAGCAATTAATGTTTTGTAAACAATCTCAGGGTCTTTATCAATTAACCTTTTTATTAATCTATCGTTGTATTTTTCTACGTTACTTTTATAAAATTGTTGTGCTTTTTGATAAGCCGCTTGTGCTGCTGGAGATACATCTGCTTCATCTATATTTTTAGTTAATTGATTTGCAATTGATGCAGCGTATCTTTGAGCTTGTCCACCAACTAACTCTGTAGATGATCTGTTGATTCCTAAAAGAGTTGATCTTATTCTATTAGCTGTAGCAAAATCAACTTTATCCCCATTGTCTAATACTGCATTTGCAACTCTAATTGCTGGTGCTTGTAATTTTGCAACTGGTTTTGCTTCTGCAATTAACTGTCTAGCTATGTTTTTTGATGAAGTAATATCAACACCACCTTCAACTATTTCTTTAATAGTTTTAGTTTCAGTTTTGTATATTGGGTTTCCAGTATTATCTATAACTCCAGTCGGTTTTTTTCCAACTTCTTTGACAACATTTGTATAAACTGGTTTTGTTAATTTATTTACTTCTTGGTAATTTTTATTAGCTTGTGCTTTAAAAGCATCTAAATTATTTTCTATTGCCTTTGAAATTAAAGAACCATAATTCTCTCTACTAAAATTTTTTCCATACTGCTCTAAAAAATCATCAACTGCTTTTGTTGATAGAAGCTCAGCACCTCTTCTTGATTGCAAAATCTTTTCACCACCGATTAAAGACTTTTCAGCAATGTTTTCTGCTATATCAATAAATCTATTATCAGAGCCTATACCTGGAGTTATTAATCCTGATTCTGCAATTTTTTGTTCTTGTTCTGTTAATTTATAATACCCTTTTTTAACTTTTTCTTTTTGTGAATTAATTAATGCTTCAGCCTCTTCTGCTTCTTTAGTAAACCTCACACCTTTAAAACCAATTTTACCTAATATTTTAGGTATTGCAGCACCTATAACCTCTGCACTTGCTCCTGTTGCAAAACCTCTTAACATTTCCCTTACAACACTTTCTTTTGGATCAAAGGCTTGAGATGCACCTGCACCTAAAGACTCACCAGTTCCAGCGAATAATGATCTTGTAAGTGTAGGTCTAGCTCTTAATAAGCCACCAATAGCTGTTCTAGCGGTTGTTAATGTACCTGCTGTAACAATACCACCTACTGCACCAAAAACTTCTACAGCAAGTCTTTGAAAATCATCTGAGTTTAAATAATTTTCTAATCCACCAGCTTCATCTCTACCAAATTGAAATTCAGTTGGAGTTCCAGCTACACCTTCTCCAGCAGAAAATATATCTGTTTCTTCCATACCAGCTTTTTGTTCTGCGGTAGGTAAAACTTTACTTTTAAATTCTTTAATATCTATTTTGTCTTTGTAATACTTGTTAAAAAGTTTATCTGCTAACTCCTCATCTGGTATATCATTATATTGAGGAAATTTTTTTTTTAATTGTGGAATTGTAATCATACTAGAATCCTAACTCTAATGGATCGTCTTTTTTCTTAGGTTTTTTTTTTGTTGATGCAGGTTCTGTAGGTAAAGCACCACCTTTAATCTGAACATCAATTTTTTGTAGATATTCTCTTAAAGATTCTAATTTAGCTAAATAAACTGATTCTGTATCTAAAATAGATGGTAATATTTTTCTAACATTTGTTTCCTCTGCTGCTGATACTTGAGCTCCTCTTAATGCTTTTATTACATTAAGTTCTAATTGTTTTGTATCTGCTTTAAATTTTGCATATTTAGGACTTAAACCTACTTCAGAAGCAAAAGCTTTAGTAAAACCTTCAAAGAAACCACTACCTTGTTTTTTGACTTGTGTTTTTAAATTTTCTATAGAACCTAATACGGCTGTTCTTGTTGCAGCCTTTTCAATTTCACCAGCAGATTTTTTTGATAAATACCTATTTGGATTTAATCTTACTAATCTTTCATCAATTTTAACATTTTTGTTTTGTTGCACATCAAAAACATCAACTAATTTTCCTTGTCCAATACCAGTACCCATTCTTTTTGCTCTTAATAGTTTTGCTTTTTCTGCATCAATCATTGCCTCTTGCAAACCTTTACCTCTGAACCCAGCAGATATTAGTCCAAGTCCTTGTCTAAAATCATCACTGCCTAACAAACCTTGAACTTTACCTTTTCCAAACTGTCCACCTCTACCAAGTAAACCTCTAGTTGCTATTTGTTTATCTGTTTTTGGCATACCAAATATCATTTTTTTTATTACATCATCATATATTCCCATTATATTAATCCTCTCTGTTCAAAATAATTTTCAAAAATACCAAGTCTTCCTTGCGTATCAATTAAACCTTCTGGTCTCATAATATTATTTAAATTTGCTTTTGCTTGATCATATCTACCTAAAATATTACTTTGTGGTCGTTCAGCATTAAAAAAACTTAACGATGGTGTTTTTTCAAATTCACCTGCGGAGATCATTTCTTGTAATCCTCCTAGACCTTCTAAAGTTAAATTTGCTAGACCTATCATTTGATCTTGAGTTGCTTGATCTTGTTCTAATGCAGATTTTGCAAAACCTGCAACAGCTTGTGTTGCAAAAGGTTCTATAATAGATTGACCAGGATATGCTTCTACGTTTGGCATATCACCACCATAAACTTTAGGATCAGCAAAACCAAATGAATCTGTTGATGGATCATACGAAACCTCAGGAGCTGGTGCAGATTCATTATCTGATCCTCCCTTGATACCATAATCAAAACCCATTTTTTCATCACCTGATGTACCAGCATAAGCTGCTGCATAAGGATCTCCAGTTTGAATGTAAGTTGCTAATGCGTCTTCAAAATCGTAATCTTCTACTTCATCAACAACTGTTTGTCCGATATCTCCAACAACATCTACTGCTCCGCTTACAACATCTTCAACGCCACCTGCTACATCTGAAACAACATCCGTTACTGTATCTACGACACTGCTCATAATACCACCGCTATAATTAATAATACTAAATAATATTTAAGAGGTTTCTCTTTAAATTTAGTTTCTAAATCAAAATATATTTTTTGTAATTTTGCCATTATAAAAGTATATCCAATATTCCAGCACCAACTGTTAAATAATCAGGATTTACATCTTTTGTTACAGTTTGAGTAGGAAAACCAAAACCAATTGGTGACACTAATCCTGAGTATTGTTGTAATGCTTGTAATGGTGCTAACTGTTCTTGTCTTTGTAGATTTTCTAATGCACCACCTACTGCGGTTAAACTTGGCACAGCTCTTGATAGTTGTTCTTGAAAACCTCTTTCTTGT